TGACTCTCGATCAAGAATGTTCATGTAGTAACGAGCACGGGGCTTAATCTGGCGAGCAAGAGCTTCATCCTCTTTGCTACCAGTTTTCCAGAGACCGTAATAGAGATCACAGAGAGGGCAAGCTTCTCCATGAATCTTACGACAATGGACATTCTTCGTAGTGTTGTCAGGTTGAGGGACACGGTGAATCTTAGTCTCCGCATAGAACTCCTTCTCTTCATCCTTCCAAGGAAGAATACGAATAGCATTGCTGCCTTCGGGAATTTGATAGAACTTTTGAAGGAAGTCCGTGTTGTTGTTGGTGCTTCCACCAGGGTTGTTTAGTTGTTCGTGCTTAAGTCGTAGTGCGTTTAGATCAATAGCCATTTTAGTTTCCTTTTGTAGTTATTTGTATAGTTTAGTTTCTTCTCGTTTGTTGGCAGATGCTTGAATAAGCATATCCTTTTTCTGCTCAAGGGACTTAACTAATCCCTTAAGTAGTTCGTATTTGAGGAGGGCATCGTCAAGATCTTTTTGACGAGTTACATATCCTTCCTCAGACATTACCATATCATCTAGGTCTTTCGCAGTAAGCTTTACAGAAGAGTTCTGCTTTGCTTCTTTACGGATAGTAGCCATAAACCTCGTAAGCTCGTTAGTGAGATCGTTGGTCTGCTTCTTGGCTACACACATAAGTCCGTGATAATATGAGTATATAGATGCTTGTCGTGTAATCTCGGTTTCTACATTAATATCTGTAAACCGAACCAAAGCATCACTAATATCTTTATAGTTTTCCCAGGTGAAATCATCCAGGGAATCAATTAGTTCTTTCATTTCGTTAGGGGTTATAGGTTCTTTGGTATCGGTCTATTATAGGAGGAGGTTGGCGATTCTTGAAGAACTTTAGTCAGAAAGTTTGGGTCTCTCAGGTTTTTGGAAGATCTAGAAATTAAAGGCTCCTTGTTTTGGACTTTTTTGTAAATACGTTTATACTCTGAGGCAGTCATTAATGACATAACACCAGCAGGATCTAAAGAAACATAATCGCCTTTGTTGCCAATTTGAGTTATTTTATTTGGTAGTTCTTCATTTTGCTTAACTAAACCAAACTTATAATCAATTCTATATATTGATTGTTTTTCGGTCTTAACTACTTCTTGTGTAGGAGTAGCAAAGGACCAAGATCCTTGATATAAAATACTAAGCTTTGTTGTTGGGTTGTTCATTTAATATCTCAAATAGTTTTGGGTTAAGGTTCATAAGAAGCAGAAGTCCTCTAGAAATTAGAGTAGTCATATCTTCATTTGTTCTGGGAATAACCTCGTCCGTAGCTTCATGCCCTCCAAGTCCTACCATTTCTAGTACGATATGGATAAGTTCATGGAGTAAAGTTTCTCTTGCTAGTTCGTGCTCCATAGTACTCTCTAGTCCAACAAAACCAGCATCGAACTCAGTCACCCCATAACAAACGTCTGCTCCTGATCTCAAACCCTTCTTTATATTTAGGGCATAAGTCCGATAACCTGCATCGACAGACGTTATTTTTTCCTCAACCAATCTATTTAAGATATTATGTTTATGCATCAGTTTGTATTGCGAAGTTTCCAGTTTTTAGATTTGCTACCATGGTCTCTATATCATCTAAACTTTCTTCTTCGGCATCACACTCAGCCATCGTCAAAGTTTGATAGTTTATATCCATATTGACAGAGAACCTTGGTTTTCCATTTCGGGACTTCATAACAAATGCTCGCATCTTGCCTTCGTCAAACTCTTCTTCTGTTTGATTCAGAGATATAGCAAAATCGCAAGTACGAATCTTTCCATATGAATCCCCAAGTTCAGCATCAGTAATAACTTTTACCATGCGTCCTTGTCTGTTGGTTTGAGTAGCAGTCCACACTAGGAAATTAAACTCCATAGCAAGTCCTCGTAGCTCTTCTGCGATTCTTTGCTGTGCATGATACTCCTGTTGAATGTCTCGGGTTGGACGCATCAGTTCTAGATAGTCCACAATCAAGACATCAGGCTCAAACTCCTCATAGTTCTTGAGTTGTACAAGCAGGTTTCTAATAGTGTTAATAGATGCCTGACCTGTAGGGAACTCTTTAATAACTAGTTGACTGCCTTCACACTTGTCTTGGAACAACTTCAAGCGTTCCATGACCTTAATCTGGTTGGTTGCCTCTTTAAGTTTGGATTGAGGAATAAGAGTAGTAATAGAATCGAACCGTTGCGCGATCTTATCCTCACTCATTTCAAGCGAAACATAAAGAACCTTGCGGCCCTCTTTCATTGCTTGAACTCCTTGATTAACCAAGTATAGAGATTTACCAACCCCAGGAGGAGCAACTACCATAGCAAGTTCTTTGCATCCCAAACCACCTTCCAAAGAATAGTTTAGAGAAGGAAGAACTGTACGATATTTTGTTTCGTGCTTCTTATTAAAGAGACGATCCCAGCGTCCTCCGATGCTGGTAAAGTAATCCTGACCTGTATCAACATCCCGACTAATAAGGAGTGCTTTCTTGACGAGAGCTTCTACCTCCTCTACTCGGTTTTCTTTGATAAGAGAGATACTTGCCGCAATAGCATTTTTCATCTCCTCCTTCTTCGCAAACTTCTCTACTAGGTCCAGCATATACTCAGTATTGCTAGTAGTAGAAACATCTACGTTAGAGATGTAGGAGAGTTCATCCTCATAATCAGAGACGTTCTCCTTTGAACCTAGTTTGGACTTTACATCCTGTAAAATAAAATCGTCAGTAGGAAGTTTACTATACTTATCGTAGTGGTCCTTGATCGTATCAAAAATCTTTGAGTGTGAAGGGAACTCAAAGTAATCTGATTTTACAAGGTTTACAATTTGTAGGTAAAAATCTTTGTTGGATTTTAAGAGGTAAAGAATACCTCTCTGAATGTTCTCGCTAAAGTCGTATGCCATGTTATTTTGTTTTAGTTGGATCTAGTTTATTGCTGCCGATGGACTTGTACCCTTGCTTGTTAGCAGTATCATAGACCTGATCGGCTAGTTTTTTCGTTCTTTCTATCTTATCTGCTCGTTCTCTAGAGTTAAGACGTTTTGCCTTACCATCTTTTGCTAATTTTTCGTAGTTAATTTCTGCTTTCTTATATCGGAACTGACCGTCGTTAATTCGTTCCCTTGTTTCCTCAATGCTTCTGTGAAGAAACCTATTAGCAGAGTCCTTATCGAACCCTTTCTCAGCGTGCTTTTTATATCTTGCTTTTACAGTATGGAAATCCTTATCGTCTCCGAAAGATACTCCAATGTTTGAGTTCTCCCAATACTTATCACAAAGTTTATTACATTGAGGACAGCGAGTTCTTTTAGGTGCTTTACCTATTTCGCAATCCCTGTCCCAATATACTCCACACTCTTTACATATCCATTCAAATATCGCCATTATTCCTCCCAATAAGGATCATGTTCATCAGGTAGTTTCTCTAACTTAGCATCCTCCTCCTGTGAGGCTGCAAGCATCTCCTGATTGGACTCCTTCTTCGAGTCCTCTTCCTTCTTCTCTTCGTCCCATGTATTCATCAATGTTTTCCTTAGTTAGTGGTATTGCTTGGAGGGGCTCATTCCCCTTACTCCCTGCCCTGTATACTGTTAGACCTTTTAGGTAAGGAGCGTAATCAAGTGCTGATCGAGAAAACTCGTCTGCGGTTGCTGTGCTTGGTAGATTGATTGTCTTAGAAATACAAGAATCAATGTATTTCTGAACTGTTGCTTGAACTTTGATGTGCTCCTCTGGAGAGACATCATAAGACCCAACAAAAGTATCTAGGTTCAGTCCCTTATCATAATACTCTTTAAACAGAGGATCTACAACAAGCTGGGACTTCCAAACATTACCATCTCTATAACGTCGATTGTATAGAGCAGAGAAAATTGGCTCGATACCTGAACTTACTCCGTGAAGCATACTGATAGTTCCACAAGGAGGAATAGTAAGCATTACCGCATTGCGAATACCGTATCGCTTGATAAGCATACGAATTCTAGCAGGAAGGGTTTTTGCGAACTCTTCTTTTAGGTATTGGTTAGAGTCGAACGCTGGGAATGGTGCCTTGTCTCTTGCTAGATAGATAGACATCTTGTAAGATTCATCACGCATTGTTGCGAATAGACGCTCTAGGAACTCAAGACACTTTTCACTACCATAAGTAATGCCTAGTTTGATAAGCATATAGTGAAGTCCAGTAACTCCTAGTCCAATTCTTCTCGAACGCTCTCCTACCTTCTTACACTCCTCCGTTGGGAATGTATTGATAGTAAGAACATTATCAAGGAAACGAACCCCAGCACGAACTGTTCTAGCAAAACGCTTCCAATCAAGATCAGAGCCGTCCTCCAAAACCATGTTGCTAAGGTTTATGTTGGCTAGACAGCAATTACCATACGAAGGTAGCGAGATTTCTCCACATGGATTTGTGCTGTCTAGTTTCTCAAAGTAGGATACATTGGTATACTTGTTGGCAAGATCAATGTTGTAAATGCCAGGATCCCCTGACTCAACAGAGTTCTTCCAGATAATGTCCCAAAGATCACGGGCCTTGATGTCCTTTTGACGAATTACCTCAAAAGTATCTTCCCAACCTACTTTATAAAAGTTTTCTGCTCGACGAATGACATCCTCTTCATCAAGACCTAGAACCTGTATAACTTCTTCGCCATTACGAGATAGATCGTATGAGTGATACTCCTTATTGTTATAAGTAAAGTACCAATCCTCACCTAGCTCTACTGCCTCAAGGAATCGGTCAGTAATAGCAACAGAAATATTGAAGTTGTTTAGTTGTCCTTGGTCGAGCTTTACATGGAGGAACTCAAGGAGGTCTGGGTGAGTTACGTTCAGGATGCCCATAAGAGCCGTCCTGCGGTTCTTTCCTGCCCTAACGTGTTCACCTACCTCATTGATCATCTTGAGCACAGAGACGGCTCCAGGGGCGCTATTAGCAACGCTTCCGATGTCATCACCCCTTGGTCGGAGTTTTGATACGTTGAATCCTACACCACCACCAGCGCAGGAAATCTTATACATATCCATAACCGTCTGCCCAATGGAATCTACATTATCTTCTGGATTGATTACATAACAATTCAGTAGATTGTGTGTTCCGCCATTACGACCAGCACCGAAAATAATTCTACCACCAGGGATAAGGTCTCCAGACCCAATGGTTTCGTAGAAAAGTTTCTCGGTCTTTTCTTTCTCCTCATCTTTTTCAGCGGAGGCTACTGTTCTAGCAACTACTTTTGCTCTCTCTGACCACTTGGTCTCGCCAGGATAAGCATATCGCTTCTCAAAAATCTCTTGTCCTAATTCGTTTAAATTTGCGTTTACCATGTTAAAATCCTGCTATGTTCGTGATTCCTTTACTTTTTATAATAGATAGTGTCTTGGAATTATCCATCAAAGATTTGAGATAATTATTGTGTGTAATAACGAACAAACTCTTATCTTTCTTTAATTCTGTTAGTAGTATATATAGTCCGTCAAGTCCGTCTTGGTCTAGATTTTCTGCTACTTCATCGAAGAACATTAAGTTTATTTCTTCCTTTTGTGAAAGAGTTAGAAGTTGTTGTAGACCGAGCATAACAGCAATACCTACTTTACGCTTCTCTCCTCCTGAAAGTGAGATGTAGTTAATGGACTTTCCATTGTGAGTAATTGTTTCATTTAGTTCTTCATCAAATTCAATAGAAAATTTTCCTTTTGTCAGGTGTGATAGATAAAAATTTGTTTTACTATTGAATAGAGATAGAACATTTCTAATAATATATTTTACAAGACCAGATTCAGAGAATGCTTTTTCCCAAAAGCGCATAATCTCATACAGGTTATTGTATTCCTGTTTTGTATTGTGTGCTTCTTGTATTTTCTCTTTTGTTTCTTCTTTTAATTCAGTAAAGGTAGAGCATTCTTTAATCAGATTATGATACTCTGCTATTTTGTGGTATTGGTGGGAGCTTATAGGAGTATTCTTTCTCTTCTTTACTGCTTCCTCTTTCTTTTTTGTATACTCTACCACATCCTCATCCAACTGACGTAGTTGCATTGCTAGGTGCTTTGGATGGTTTGCCTTTTTGACTTTTTGGCCGCAGGAGTTACATTGATACTCCTCTACAGGACTCGCTATCTTCTTATTAACACTTTCAATTTTGCTATCAAGTATTTCAAGTTCCCTATTGATCTTGGATACTTGCCAGTCAATAGCAGAGTTATCAGATTCCACCTTTAAAATCTCATCTAGGGATAGAGATAGAACTTTCTTGTCGTATGTCTTCTCTGTGCTCTTCTTAAGGTTATTAAGGGTTTCTATCTTTTTATTAAACTTATCAATTATCTTTGTATTCTCTTCGATAATAACTGACTGACGTTTAATTTGTTGTGAGTATTCCGACTTTAAGAACTTTACAGAATCACGCAGATTGAATATCTCATCTAGGTTTAGAAAATTCTTAATGATCGAACGCTTATCATCTGGGGAGCAGCTAATAAACTCAATATTATTCTGTTGTCCGAATACCGTGGACGCAAGAAATACCTTGTAGTTAGTATTTAGATACTCCTCAATAAAGCGTTGAGTATTTAGAGCATTATCCTTCGTAACCTCTTTCCCATCAATGGTTACTTTTAGATAGGTAGGTCGCTTACCCCTCTCAATAACTACATTATCATTTATAGTGATTTTTACAGAACACTCTTTCTTTGTATACTTGTTTACAAGTGCTTCCTCTGTGGACTTTCTTATGGTCTTACCAAATAGTCCCCAAACTACGGACTCAATTAGAACACTCTTACCTGCCCCATTAGAACCACCTGTATCTTTGTTTCTTCCTTCTATAAGAACAATCCCATTAACCTTGTTAAAGTTAAAGGAACTCTTCTTAATAGAATAAAAGTTATTGATTTCTACTTTGTTGATTTTCATGTATTAGGGATAGACCTTCTAGCAGTTTATCTTTGCTTATAGTAGTATTGCTAGAATTAATATAGTCCTCTATTAAAGCATCGTTTATTTCGACTACTGGGTTAATTAAGGAATCTATATTAAATACTTCATCTTCATCTAGAAGAGGCTTGTACTTCACTTCGACGTAACCGACAGATAATTGTTCTATTAGGTCTGTGATCTTGTTCTGATCTTCATTGATTGTAGACACCATAACCCTAAGCATTGTAAAATACTCTGGGTCATTTACGAGGGACATATTCTCCTCCAAAGCATCATAGTCAATGGGTAGGTGTCTTGGGCCAAAAGTTATTGGAAATAATTCGATGTCCGCTCCATCTAGGACTCCGTAAAAGTTTTCTTTGTAGAACTCGGAGAAGTTTGTTGAGTACGGAGTTCCGAGAATCGTGATATTTTTCTCTCTACGAAATCCATGGATGTGACCAAGAATAGTAGGATTAGGAAAATCGGTAATAGACAGGCCGAAATCAGCATCACCAGCAGAGTTAAGGGAACCATAATAGCCAAAATGCCCAAATGTAGTATAATCAGCAGGACATTCAGAAAGAAAAGTTTTAATGCGTTCTTCATTTTCATAGTGAGGGATAAATACCCTCTTATTTTTTTCATCGACCCAAGTTTGGGTTATTACCTTTACTTTCTTATTAGCAAAAAGGCTTAGAGCAGTTACCCCATCATCAGACTTATTTACGCTATCATGGTTTCCTCTTAAAATAAATACTTCCTTTGTCTTACTTACTTCATCAATAACTTCTTTGAGAGCAAGTAGAACAGAAGGACGAGGATTCCTGTGCATCATAAGATCACCTAAGAAAATGACCTGATCGCATTCTGGGTGCTTATCGCATATTCTAAGTACTGCTTTTTGTTGCGCTTCTAATAGACCTATTGGCTTGTCGTTAAAGTGTAGGTCTCCAATAACTAGTGTTTTTACCATTTCTTAATTGGGCATTCCTCAGTAAATAGACGGGTCTTAGCTTTAAGCACACATCCACAAATATTGCATCTACCTTTGTTGTAGTGTTCACAACTAAAACAAGTATCTAAACGCTTATTCCATAATTTGGATAGCCTAAACCCAGACAAAGCCCATTTTACCATTGCCTTACAAAATCTAAATATTATCATTCAACGCCTCCCAGCTCTTTGGAAAAAAGTTAGACATTAGTTCCCCGATTGCGCGAGCGTACTCTTGGGTTTCTTTTTGAGTATGCTCTTCTATTCTTTGAGTATATAGGTGATGCCAGCCCAGAAGCGTTCCAGTAGTAACCGTAGTGGTGTACATAGACTGAGGAAGAACAGCACGGGCTTGTTCTGGTGCTGTCCCTGCTCTTAGTAAGGTATTGTAGGTATGGACAGCGGATTTATTCTGTTGCTGAAAATCAACAATCCAAGCATTAGGAAGAGTTTCTTTGGAAGACCCTTGCTTTACATTATCAGCTTTCTTACGAACTTCGTCAGGCACCCAGAACTCAGGTTCAGATGAAATGTACCTACGACTCACCTCGCTCCAAGAGAAACCTACTTGATGCTTGCCTAGCTGACGGAATACGAAAATAGGAGCAGTAATTCGTATAGTAGCAGAAGGGTGGCGAAACGGAAGAAGGTGTTTGTGTTTAGCCAAGTAATGTAATAGTTTCTCATCTTTTTCATCAAATACTTCTTTCTGCTTATCAAAGGAGCATCTAGCAGCATTTACTACTAGAAGGTCTCCATCATGTGTGTAATTTAGTAGTTCTACACTACCTTTATCTAATACGCTTATCATAGTTGGGGGATTCCGTTAATAAACTCTACGTTTTTTCCTTCTCCAAAGGACTTACCAACCTCTGCATCAATAGCAAAGGGAATATCAAAGTTGATACCGAACACCTCTTTGATGACGGGGTAGTTGACCATCTCATTATAGATGATCTCCAATACTTTTTTCTCCTCTTCTTTCGGACAAACTACTTCTACGGAGTCGTGGACAGTAGCAACCACTCTTGCCTGCATATCGTTGTCTTTAAACTCTTTACAAATACCAAGAAGCGCACACAGAAGAATGTCAGAAGCAGTACTTTGGATAGTAAAGTTAAGTCCTTGACGTAATGCTCTATTGACTACCTTCTTATCTTTACTAGCAATGTTAGGTAGGTTACGCTGCCTACCAAAAATAGTATAGGCATACCCATTAGTAAGGATGAACTCATTTACAAAATCC